AAAAAGGCATCATTACCTAAAAGTCTCATATGAGTTATTTGCCAGTTTTCTAATTCTATATTTCCATTTGCAACCCACCGATATCGTACTGCCATAGGTTCTTCAGGATCATATCCTTCTTCGCGATTTATTTCGTTAACAGGTATTGGGTATGCGTTTAAAACGCCGTAATCTGGATGTACATCGTTATATAGGAAAAAATCTCCATATTTACATAAATTTCTAATCCAACCACGAAGATTAAATTCTGTATTTAACGTATCATAAAATAATTCTTCAAGTATTTTTTTAATCTTATAATTTTCAGAAAATATATGTAATGATCTACCTTTGTCGTCGGTACTTACGGCTTCGTCTGCGTATATATCAAGTGCAGCACTTATTTCAGGCGTATTATGTGATATCACTGAATCTGTTGCAAAGTTTTTATATCCGTCAACCGTAAGATCATATAGCGGTATTTCACCATAATATTCTACCGAAACAACTTTATGATTTGCGTAATTTTCCTTAAAATTAGTATAATTTTTAAATCCATTATTTTTAAGCCTATTTAATATTTTTATAGGCGTTGTATCTAGGAAATCCGAGAGTTGCACTAATGTTTGTGAGCCATCGTATGTATCGCATATATGTTGAAAACTTAATGAATGATCATAACGTGGATTATTTTTTCCTGAATTATTCCACCCATTATTTTTCCAGTTTATGTCATATGTTTTTGCAAATAATTCAAAATTTTCGAAACCATTACGACGTAATCTTCTTTTTATAACGTTAATGTCTGTATCCAACATCGAGCAAACAATTTTAGAGTTAAACCCATAATTTTCACATATTTCTAATATTTTTGAAAATGTAATATCTTTTCTTTCGGCAGGATTATTATTTTTCATAAATTCAGAATGTTGCTTTTTAAATGAATCAATCCAATCTGAGTTGTTTGTATAATCCCATTTCTTACCGTTCAATATAATTTGATGATATTTTGCATGTTCTGTATCAGTCATTATATGAAGGTTTTCTGGATTGTTATCGTATTTAATAAAGTTTTTATGATGAACAACCTCATTATTTAATAATTTACGACCAGCAATCCAAGACGCAATTAAACGATGTTCGGCAATCCACCCATTTTTAAGCGTTGAATTATCATAATCCATTGTATAAATCCAGCGATAGCCTGGTGACTTATTATCATTTTTATCTTTTGCAAAAAAGTCTTTTCGATAAAATGGCATCATTGAATCATTTTCAACCAACTGATCTATTCGCTTATATGTTCCATCACGCAACATTAGCTTATGGTTTGCCGTACCAATAATTTCTTTGCCGCTGTCAAAAGTAACTTTGTACGCATGGTCAAACCTTGTTTGACGCGCCTGTTTGCCTAACGCAGGAACTATTTGTTTTTTGTTATGATCATATGCGTATACGATAAATGATTCATCATGAGAATATTTTTCTGATAATTCTTTAATTGTTTCGTATCCATTAGGAGTAGCAATTAAAGTATCACTATGTAAACAGTATTCCATCTCGCTGAAATCAGCGTACCTACTCATTCTATCATATGAACCATAGTCACTAATAACATTGTTATAGACATCATTATTAGCTTTTCTAAAATTATCAAGAACCTTTGTTGCACTAGGTTTTTTTGCATTACGAACCTTACGTTTTATAACAGGACCAGATTTAAAAAGCCTAGTTAATCTTGAAAAGAATTTTTCATCACTCATTATATTATTTACTTTGTTTTATTGCAATAACTTATTAAATATATAATTAATTATCACAAATATTAAATACTAATTTTTTTTGCTATTACTATATTTTTCAATAAGTAGCTTGCTTTGCAATTCTTCTGCTTCAAGCTCACATAACAATTTTTCAATAAATTCTGTTAATTGTTCAGGATTTTTTAATGCCCAATCAATAATTTTCTTTTTTTTGTCTTTTATAGAAGCCATTTGTATAAATCATAATTATGTGATGATTGTTTTTTTATAGGCTGTTGCTCTTTTGGTTTTGAAAATGGATTAATTATTTTAACGTCATTTTTATCTACAATATTATGTTGACTGGTATATGCATTTTGTGAAACAGACATTGCCTTTAACATACTTTGGTTTAGTGTCGAAGTATGATTACTATAATCTGCAGACGAATCAAATAACCAGCTTCCTATTGCAAGGCTTATAACAAGATCATCATTGTAGCCCTTTAATGCTTGCGGTTTTGTGCCTGTCCACATAAACGTCTTTAATTCATCATAAGTTCTGCTTGAGTATATTTTTAATGTTTTGTTTCGAATAACTTCTTCTAATTTTGATAATATTTGCACACGCGTTTTGCCGTTAGTATTAAACCCAGGTACTTTATCTTCATGTTGCGGAATATACTCGACAATATATGTTGCTTTTGTTCCTGTGTAGTATAATCTAGGGTACCCAAGATCTTGTAATTTTGTGCATGTTGCATATCCAAAAGAGTTATTTTCAGGACATATTAGTGCATTTTCATAACGCTGGCCTACTTCAGCAAGCATCTCACCAAAACGATCTGGTGGAATTTTTCCTTTGTATTCTGCAACCACTTCTGACGTATTTGTGTCAATTACATGAAACGTTGAAAAGTCCTTAGAATCACCCCTAGCAACATCTGCAGATACAGTATAGTTATGCTCCTTTACAGGATATTTCCAAACCCAAATATTTTTATCAGGTCCCCACCTATCATTTGGTTCTGTTATTAGCGAGTGTATATATTCTAATTCTTCAGCAGTAATAAATGTTTCGCCTGATGATGTAAAATCACATAATAACTCTTGTGCAATCTTTCTTTTATTAAGCTGTTTGCATTCATTTTCAAACCATTTTTCATCACGTTCTGGGTGCACATACCAAGGTAATTTATGCGCATGAAACTCATTTAATCCTGCTTCTGCATCTGTCCATAATTTATAATATTGACCACCAACACCATTTGGCGTTGACAACAAAATTGTCCGACCGCCTGTTGACAATGTAGGATAAAGACCAGCCCATAATTCATCAAAATTTCTAATAAAGGCTGCCTCGTCAATAATTAATAAAGACAATGCCTCTGAACGACCAGCATCATCAGAAGTAGGAATTGCTTTTACGGACGACCCATTTCCAAATTCAAGCCCTTGCGTATTATTTGCAACAATTTCAGACAACATTAACCACTTTGGCATTTTTGAAACAATAACTTTTACTTTTTTAATAAAGTTAACAGCCGTTGTTCTTTTTGTCGCAATAACAAGTATTTGTTTGTCTTTATGAAATAACGCCAACCATGCTGCATACGCAGCAGTGATAGTTGATATACCTAGCTGGCGAGATTTTAGGATAATATTAAATCGGTGATCTAGAAAATTTTGAATGCAGTCATCTTGAAAATTATATGTATCAAATTGTACTAATCCTTTTATAGGATGTTGTATTCTGCAATATCTGTTAATAAAATATAAAGGTTCTTTACCACATTTGATAATTTCCTGAACCTGTGCTTTTTTTGTGTTAATTGACATTAAACTTCAGCGTCAAATAATACATTTAACCTATAATATGCAGTTTTCCTAGGATTATATGCCGACATACTAATTATTTCTAATGAATCATGATCACCTGTTTCTTTTAACTTAAGACTACGATCGCCACCTGCTAATTCTTTAAAATTCTTTTTTAAATCTTTAATATATTGATCAATGACCCTTATACCATCTTCTTTGCTATCTTTTTTTGCTTTTTCAGATTCATGAATTGAACCTAAATTTATTATTGTTAAAAATTTTACAGTTAGTTGTTGCCCGCTTAGCGAAGCCTTGACGGACATTGTGTGTGATTTTCCTGTAGATGATTTTCCCCACGTATCATTTATTGCTTGTCCAATTAAATTAATATCCATAAAATCCATTATAAATTCTCCAATTAATAATTATTCCGTACATTCTTAATGTATTCTTTTATTTGTTGTTTTGTTGGTCGCCAACCTGTATCCCATTTTGTTTTATTAGGAATAAGAAGATACGTTTCACACGAAAAACAAATTTTATTTTTATGATATGAAACTATATCATTTTGATTTCTCATCAAAAGATCACATATTGGACAAGAAAAAGGTATTACGTTGCATTTCTTAGGCTTGATAATTAAAAAACCTGATTTATGATTTCTCGCAATACGAGATTTATCAAATGAACGCCACCTATTATTCATAAATTACCTTTGAATTTTGCCCAGAAGATGTTATTTCAAGTAGATTATCGACAGTATCTTTCACGCTATCAATATGTGATATTAAGATAATATTTTTAAAAAACCTTTTAAGTGATATTAAAAACCTGTTGCATGCTTCAAGACTGTTCTCATCAAGAACTCCAAATCCTTCATCTATTATAAACATATTTGTTTTTGAAAGAGAAGAAATGTTAAGTAGAGCAACCCGAAGAGCAAGCGAACTTATTGACTTTTCCATGCCACTACCTGTTTCAATTTTTCTTCTTGAATCACCATAATCAATATATAATTCAATATTATTTGATTCTTCTTTTAGTTCCAGCGTAACTGTAAAATCACATGTTCCATGAAGAATATTTGATATTTCTTGATTAATCAAAGGTAGCTGGTTTGATATCACTTGTGCAGGAATACCTTTTTTTGAATATGCTTTTAATAAAATTTCATAAATAGACCATTGATCTTTTTTATGTAAATACTCTTGTTTTTCAGATTCAAGGCTTTTTATTTTTTCGTTTGTAATACTTAGTGTTGTTGAACTAGATAATATCTTATCTTCACAGTTTTTTATTTTTCTTTTTAGATCATTAATCTTCTGTTTTAAAGAAACAATTTTTGAAATATCATTTGAGTTATTTATCTTTTTGTTTAGTTCAATGAGTGTTGCTATTTCTTTATTGTAGTCATCTTGCAGTCTTGAACATTTTAGTACAAAAGATTCATTCTTTGAATTAAGCTCTGATATTTTTACAATTAATGATTGTTCAAGTTCAACAAGCGAATTAAACTTATCAATATTATTCTCAATGCTATTTTCAATATATTGATGTAAGATATTAACATTATCTTCAATATTGTCAACTAATTCAGAAACAACTTTTTGTTGTTTGGGTAGCTCTCTTTTATCAATATGTGAATTTTTTATAAAAACACAATTAGGAAACTTATCTCCGCAAGGAATTGTGTCAAGAATTTTTATAGATTTTTTCTTATCTTTTAAAATATTTTTTTCATAATTTAACTTTTGACGTAAATTTGAAATCAATTTTTCTATTTCATTTTTCTTGTTTAGTTTATCTTTTAAATCATCAATATCAATTTTTGATTTTTCATCAATATTTTTTTCAAGTTCATTATTCGAAGCTTTTAACTTATCTTGTAGTGAATTATGCTCGTTCTTTGACAGTTCAAGTATTTCTTTGCAACTATCAACAACATCTTGTTGATTTTTAATATCATCCTTTGTAACAATATCATTATCAGATTTTAAAGTTGCAAGTTCAACATTTAGATCATTAAACTCATTTCTAAGTAATTCTAAATTATCTGAATTATCTTTTATTGTTTTTTCAGAATTTATTTTTGTATCATTTAATTCACTAATTGTAAGGTCCCAATCTCTTTCTGCAAACTTTTTTAAATCATATTTTAATTCATCGGAATCAGATTTAACAAGCGAGAACATGTTTTCGAATACATCAAGACCAAGAAATTTTGCTAATACAGATTTACGATATGTTGCGCCTTCATAGATAAACCTATTCATATCTCCTTGTGAAGATAATGATGTAATCAGAAAGTGCTCTGGGTCACCGATCAACTTTCTAA